AGGAACCATTCACATGTCCCCCATCTTTGCTGCGAGTAGACCTCGAGCTGGTCCCGGTAGTAATTCGACCTCAATCAAAATTGGGTCTGAACCGTCTACCACATTAATACAATCAATTCGTAGCAAACCACATGGTGCTACCATTCCACCCAAATTAAATTGGGTTAATCCTGTTGTTGACCTGTTCAACAACCATGCTTTGTTTTCCGGGTTAATGTAATTTACAGAACCACCCGGATATTCATCTTGATCATAAGGCAAATCATTATTTCTAACGGTTGCATTGTCGAGTACATCGTCAAATGTTTCGCCAACATCGAACATTTCGGCCATCCAATTGGCCTTCACCAATCCCGGAGTAACCGGATCGGGTGATTGCGGTGTAGCACGACTGTTTTGGTATCCCTTGACCATTGCTTTCGCACCGGGATAAGTACCCAATGCGGCTTCGTGATTCCCATGCATGGTCAAGAAATACTCTTCCGAAACGCCGGTTCCACCGACATTTGGTATTACAATTTGTGAATATTCCCATTCACCAGCAGCAACAGCTGCTGTAGCAATAGCGCTACTTGGGAATGGACCAATTGTTTCAAATGGTCCCAAATTGACCGCAGAAAGTTGTTTCTGAGTTGCTGTACCAGCAGGGTTATTGGCTTGCCAATGGCCAGCGTCCAAAAACACCTTAAAATCTCTAAATCGTGCAACTGCACTCTCAGCACCAGATTCGTCAATTGCTTCCTTCTGTTGCCTATTCCACATGGCAAATGATTTTTCCCATGCGTTTGAAACAGACCAAGTATTTTGCATTGCAGAAATATACAACGCCGATCCTACGCTTGGCGTTGTTGCAGGTGGCATTGTCACACGAATGTTTCCAATTGCTGCAATATGACCCTGTCGGATAAACTTCCTTGATAATCTTGACACTTCTCTAAAGATGTCAATATACGCTGTTTGCGTATCAGGAGTCATCAAAAAATTAATCTTCAACGGCATTGGTTGAATCTTTGTCTTAGCCATAGGGTATTTTCGCTTTGCCATAAAATTCCCCATATTATGGGGGTTATTATTCATTTCCCCCGTAGCGCCAGCGGCAAACTGTACCAGTGCCTCCCTACGAATCTGCTCAGGAGGGGTTATTCAGCCCTCACTTCTCATCTTCGCCGCCCTTCCACCGAAGGTGACAATCTAAAATCGTTGTCATTCGTTGTTCGGTTTTCGCACATACTTTGCTCTTAACCATCGCTTCCGTAATGATGCCCCGATCCTCGGCACTAACGGCCTTATTCTAATCCGGGGCTTTACTTCCACCAACGTCTGTTGTTGAGAAGATTGTGCTGCAAATTGCTCTTCGCACTCGCATAGCCAGGGGGCTACACTTTCACATGTTCCGTAAATACGGATCACATTCAAACATACGCTGCATTTATTCATATGGCATTCTGTCCATATAGCAGCTAAAACATACTTCCAATTCGTTAATCACTTTCGGTACAATATCGTGCTTACCACACATTCTACATACAATGTAAATCATTATTCTTCCTCCAGCTGCAAAACATGGGTTGTATACTTCCCATGACCTTCACACCATGACATGTCAACAACATCTGCTGCTTTCCATGTCCATTTTCCATCTTTCTTAACACGCCAATATAACTTTGCCATGTTACACCGTGTGTATACACGGCTATAAATTAATCGAACTTCTTTCCAACCGATCTACCAGTTTCGATTGCACGATATGTAAACCGTGCTGTGCTATATGCCCATGCCATATCCAAAAATGGCAATGGTCCATCAAGTACAACTACAGGTAATGTTGCATATCCATATGCAACACCCACAGCAAGACCAACAGTACCGCCAACAGCCTCCCAAGTACCCATTTCGTCTTGGGCCTGTTTCGATATTTGGCCAACTGTTTTTGTCGTCTTCGATAATAAATATAAATCCTCGCGACGACTACGAGCATCAGGACTGCTATCTTGTCTTGCGTACTCATAATCTGCATATAAATCGATTAATTCGCCGCCTAAATTCAAAAATTGCGTCATTCAACCCACTCCGCTCCACATGCTTCGCATATAAAATGTATAATCGGTTGCCTTGGATCATCGTTATCAACAATAACTCCGGCAACCTTGTTTGAATCACACTTCGGACACATATCTCTGCCTCAGCTAACAAATGTTCCATTCGTTACTTTCGTGTCCGACGTCGGTTCACTTTCTTTTTACTTGCAGATACAAGTTTCTTGCTCGATTTTTTACCATCGGTATACCGATATCGAACAAGTTTACCGTTCTTCTTGAATGTCTTTCCGTAATTATAAGCCATCAAAAGCACACTCCCGTCACTTGAGCCAAGATGCGGTCACTAACACCTAGGAGGTGTGCCAGGATCAGACAACCAATTACTTCGAGTCTGTTATCCTTCAGGGATGTAAGGACACGGGCGGCAGCGCCCGCACCTTGGACAGTTTCTGTTTCAGGAACCATTCACATGTCCCCCATCTTTGCTGCGAGTAGACCTCGAGCTGGTCCCGGTAGTAATTCGACCTCAATCAAAATTGGGTCTGAACCGTCTACCACATTAATACAATCAATTCGTAG